AACACGAACAGATCGTAGCCGCTTATGAAAACTACCTGGCTGAGAATGCCAAGTTCACTGAAAAAGGTGTCAAAGCCGCTGCCGCCCGTGCTCGCAAAGCCCTGCAAGAAATGAGCAAGGGCATCAAAGAGCGTCGCAAAGAAATCACTACAGAAAAAGAAGCCTTGGCTGTCAAGTAATGCCTGTGGTTCAAGTGGTGGAAGACCCCGACCATCCAGGAGAACTTCTCCTGGATTTGGGTCATGAACTGTGTGCTGAAATCGGATGGAAAGTAGGCGACACAGTGCAATGGATAGATCAAAAGGATGGCACATGGCTACTACAGAAAAAAGCCTCAGCGAATTACTCAACACAACAGACACAGTAAGTTTTTCTAGTGGGCGAGAATTTTCGGATTACAACTATGGCGCTATTCCGCCATTGACCACCGCAGATTTTTCCAACCTAGCAACGTCAACTATCACAATAGGAGACACTACTGCTCCTTCATATACAATAGGACCCAGTCATTCAAATGTTGTTTGGACCACATCGGACACCAGCAGTATAAATTGGAACCAAAGCGCCGTGGGCGGAATTTATCATAATCCAGCAATGGAAGTTAATCAAGGTGGCCAAGTTTCACTTAAAGGTGACAACGCTGACATTGACATCAATGGCAAGAGCTTGGTCAAATGGATGCAGGTCATGGAAGAGCGCATGAACTGGATGCAACCCAATGCGGAACTGGAAAAAGAATGGGACGACTTGAAGAAGCTGGGAGATCGCTATCGCAAGCTGGAACAGAAGTGCCGAGAAAAAGCAGACGTGTGGAAGAAACTTAAATCAATGCCTAAACCGGAGATGAGATGACATCTAAACAGCGCATCCGACACATTGTCAAATGGATTAGACAATATGCAACAAAAAACAAGATCTCTACGCTAGTTGTAGGTATCTCTGGCGGTATTGACAGTTCTGTGGTCAGCGCACTTTGTGCAGAAACAGGACTCAAGACCATTGTGGTGCAGATGCCTATTCGTCAAAATCGAAAGCTAGACAACCGCAGTAGTATGCAAGCCGCCTGGTTGCTGGAACGCTACAAAAACGTCACACACATGAGCATGGACCTGACCCCAGTTTTCACAGCATTTGAAAAGAAACTTGAGCCTGTTTGTCGGGATAGCGATAGCATAACTTTGGGGTATGCCAACTCACGTGCTAGATTGCGCATGATGACCCTGTACCAAATTGCTCAAAGCCATGGCGGTATTGTGGTAGGAACAGGCAATCGAGTAGAAGACTTTGGCGTGGGGTTCTTTACCAAGTACGGCGATGGTGGGGTGGACATTAGCCCCATTGGCGACTGCATGAAAACCACGGTGTGGAACATGGGTCGTGAATTTGGCCTACCACAAGAGATCATTGATGCTGAACCCACAGACGGACTCTGGGATGATGGCCGCACTGACGAAGGACAACTGGGCATGACCTATCCTGAACTGGAACAAGCAATGTGGCTGGATGAGTCTGGAGACCAGTCTGTGACCAGTACCGAGAAAGCAAATCTTAAAAAGTATCGAGCAATACGAGCTAGAAATCTGCACAAAATGGAACCAATTCCTGTGTGCCGAATCCCTGAGTAAACTGCGCCGTTTACCTCAAAACGGCACCATTTTGGCCCGGTCTTTGCCCGGTTCTACAACCAAGTGAGTAAGTAAAACTACCATGAAAGCACAAGTAAACTACATCAGTGATCAACTCTCAATCTGGAGTCTGAGGGCGTTCCGAATTGCAGGACTTTGGATCATTGCCCTGGCAGTGATTGCTGTATGTAATCACAAACTTGACGAACTCCGTGCAGGCGTTGAAGCCATGCCAGCTGGCTATGTCAGCACTACAGAAAAGATCAAGCAACTGGAATGCTTGACTCGCAACATCTACTGGGAAGCGGCCTCGGAGCCTTTCGAAGGCAAAGTAGCAGTGGCCCAGGTCACAATGAACCGTGTGGCCCACGGGAAATTTGGTGATAGTGTATGCGGTGTGATCTATCAGAAAAACGTATTCTATGAACGGGTGATTTGCCAGTTTAGTTGGGTGTGTGAAACCACACACAAAACTCGACCAGTACATCCGCCCTTGTGGGCAGAATCTGAATTGGTGGCCAAAAAAGTTCTGCTAGAAAACTTTAGACTGCCCGGCTTAAAAGGCGCACTTTATTATCATGCAGATTATGTCAGCCCGGGCTGGAAACTGCCCAAAATTGACAAAATTGGTCGTCACATCTTTTACGGAGAACGCTAATGCCTTTCAATCTGCCTGTCACAATCATCGCTATTCGTGACTACATTACCAACAGCCTGGCAACTCTTTCAGCAGACACTCTGGGCTGGTTGGCGGTCATAGTGTTGCATTGTGCAACCCTGCCCAGTTTCTTGGCACTAATGACTGGGCTGAGTGACCGGACTCCGGGCCTGGACATGATATTTTTCTTGTGGAGCGGTCTGATCCTGTTATTCCTTCGTGCAGTGGTCTTGAGAGACATGCTCAACATCATCACCATTGGATTTGGTTTTATGCTACAAGCCGGATTCATGGCACTGATCCTGTTTAAGTAAAAAGTACTACTTGACTACAAATGCTTGATCTGCTATAATATAGCATGATTGAGAAATTGTTATGAAACTCTGCCCCAATTGCGACGAACGAGCCTTGTGCTGTGACCACTGTGCTTATTTCCAGTTCAATGGAGATGAGAGCGGTGCATACACCGACAACGGTTGGTGTCGTTTGCACAAGCGAGCAGAAGACCCAGGCAGTCTCTGTGACGAGTATTTTTGTTTTGAACTCTTAGCAAAGGACCTGCCCAATGAGCATGCATCTACACCATCCCAGTCTTAGTCTCAACGGTCGTAAAAAAGGCAAGGTCAAGTTTCGCAACGCAGACGAAGCCCGCAAGGCACGTGAACTTGATGCATCCTGGAAAGAACTGCAGAAGAAATGGGAAGTGGATATTGAAGAAAAAAAACGCAAGCGAGCAATGAAGGCCGAGCCCTTGGTATACCGATTGACCGGTACCACAGATCGTGCAGGTACGGCTCATATTCCCAGTCGCAACACTGGTGGCAATGCTACCCTTAAGCCAGCCAAAGTATACACTGGCGATAAAATGATCGGTATTGGTCAACTTCATAAGTCTAATGCCATTCCAATCTTTAGGAAATCAGACGCCGAAGATCTTGCTAAGATGCGTAGATAATCCGTGGATGAAAGACTTGTACGCCACTCCCGAAGCCAGACTGGACACCATACTGGGAGAGGTCTCTTTTTGGGCCAGGATGCAACGATGCAGAACATCTGAAGAAGGTGAGAAAAATTGTAGTACAGGCGCAGACACAATCACATGGTTTCGGAACACTTGGGGCATACAACTGCTACCCTCAGATGATACCATATTTGGATTTCAGCGTGAAGTCAAAATTGTGGATGAACAGAAGTACATGATATTTTTACTGAAGTGGGCATGATTAAAAAACGTTTATTAACCTATAAAGGAGATTTTGAAATGGGTGGTATGTGGGAAAAAGATGAAGTAGTACGCCTGCTCAAAGGTGTACCGGGTACTCAGTATCAAGAAGGCGATGATCAAATCAAAGAACAGATTCGTTCATGGGTTCGGGGTCTACTGACTAATAGTGAAATCAATGTGACGTTTACCAAAGCAGACGGTACTGACCGTGACATGTTGTGTACTTTGGATCACTCAAGAATTCCAGTCGGCGTAGCAAAACCGGTATCAACCTCTGCACCGGTGGATGGTATTGTGCGTGAGAGTAAAAAGCCTCGTAAGGAATCAGATCCGCACAGTATCCGTGTGTTTGATTTGCAAAAACAACAGTGGCGCAGTTTCCGTTTTGACCGGCTCCGAAAGGTCACAGCCACCCTGGATTTCAATAAGTAATTGTCAATGGCAAAAGAAGATATTATAAACATGGAGGGCCGGATCGAAGAAGTGCTACCTGCCACTATGTTTCGAGTGAAACTAGACAACATCAACAATCTGGTCCTAGCACACTTATCCGGGCGTATGCGTAAGAACAACATCAAAGTTCTGTTGGGAGATCGAGTAGAAATAGAATTCTCACCCTACGATCTTACCAAGGGTCGTATTACCCGAAGAAAATAAGTACAATGAAACACTTTACATATAAAACAGATAAAAAAACAGGAATAAAGATACATTATCAGCCATCTCCCAATCAAGGCTGGGTTGAAATTTTAAAGGATCATCTTATCAATGTATACCATTATCCGTCCATGCCAATGCCGATATTTGCCAAATGTTTACCCAAGGTTCTTGGTGACTGGCATACCACAGACAATCAGGATGTTGTAGCATATTTAGAAAAAGTTGAAATCAACATTGGACTTAAACACACTCTTGCACAAGTATGTTTAAATGAAAAAAAATTTATCATGCCCTTATATGCGTCCCAAGATACAATCACATGTGGTACGAATAGATTTTTTGCATTTTTAGCCAACGGTGTTGAAGCCAAAGATATACCAATTGTTCTTTTATCAAAAAACACACCTCAATATGATGGTTGGGAAAAAATTACCAGCACACAGCACTTTGTTGAACTTTTCAATCTTAGCGACCTTGACCATGAGATTGGAATATATATGGATCGAGATATTCCAGAGGTAGGACACAGTCTGATACGGCATTCAATTTACGAAGCACCTAGTACATTAAAGAAAAGTGTTCCAGCAATTTCTTCTTTTTGGAAAAAATTCCAGTCAGAAACAGGCAAACAGATTTGTGTGACCATTTCGTGTACAGAACACACAAAGTCCTTGATCAAACCGTGTGCATGGTTTGATGTTTCTTACGTGATCAAACAACCTGAAGAATGGCAGTTCAGTTTTGGAATAATTCTAGGTTCCTTCAAGGATGCATCGGAATCTCCTAAGACACTGCATCTTTATTTGTTTGATATTATTGAACCAGTGGAGTTGATTTGGTTATTTGTCTGGGCTACCAACGATTATGGCACTTTTATAAGCAAAAATCACAAATCAGTGTTGTTAGATATACACAATAAATCTTCTTTTGAAATTATTGGAAACTGGGTCAAATAGAACATGGAACCGAGAGATCACAACAAGTTAATCAAAGCAAACACTTGTGGCAGATAACCACAAAAATACTCATCCAAGTTATGCAAGATATTAAAACAATACGATACACCACTGACAAAGATAAAGGATCAACACTTACCATTGACATGGCACACCCAAAATGGGTTGAGTTATTGAAAAATTACACTGGCGTATATTTTTATCAGTCCATGCCACAAGAGTTGTACGACCAGTGGCGTAACCTAACTGTTAGATTCTGGAATCACGGGCACAAGAAAAAAAATTTAGGCCGTGTCAGGAACCTGACTCTAGATCGTTTGAGAGCGCCTTTTGTAATGCCTTTATTTGGCAGGTCATATATTTCAGAGCCTGAGTTGCTGACCTGTGGATCAAATAGATTTGTGGCCAATTTGGCTAACGGTGTTGGTGCTGACGCAATTCCATTAATTTTACTGTCAGACCAACCACCGACATACCCAGGTTGGAAAGAACTTGCCAGCACTGATGAATTTACCAATCTGTTTCAGTTGAACGATATTGACCATGAAATAATAGTGAAAACGAACAACAATGTTCTAACAGTGAGTGGAAGCAAATTAAGGCATTATAACTATGACGTCCTGGACCAGGCTAGACAATGGGCTGGTCTTAGTGAATCAGTTTTGAAATTCTGGGAAAAATTTACTACAGATGATAAAATTCATATTACAATTTTTTGCACTGAGAAGACTCGATCATTCATCCAAGAATCTCCACTGTTTAATATCAAATATCTCTACCAAAAGCCCGATGAATGGCAGTTTAGTTTTGGGAAAATTTTAGGCGCAGACAAATCAAAAAACTTCATTTGCACTGGACAGCCAGATCTGTATTTGTGGTTGTATGATATTACTGAACCAGTTCATATATGCCTGTTGTTACTCTGGGCCAATACGGACAATGCTGTTTATTATAGTAACAATAAAAAATCAGTATTGATTGACACCAGCCATGGATCCAGCATCTTAATTATTGGTGATTGGGTTAAATAGTTATATGGAACTACGCAACCACATCGATCTTGTAGAAGCCAGCACTCGTCCAGCAAAACTGGATACCACTCCTTTGCCCTATGCTCGAGACGCCTTGGAACCGGTAATGAGTGAAGCCACTATAGATTACCACTATGAAAGTCTGGCCAAGGGCTATGCCAAACGCTACAATGCCGACAACACTGGCAACAGCGGGGGCACCTATGTAAAAGATTTTAACCGTGCGGGCAATTTCCTTCATAACAAATTTTTCCCCCAACTTCGTGCTCCCAAGGGTGCCAATCGCCCACGCGGTGCTGTGCTTGCGCTGATAGAAGAAAAGTTTGGCACCTGGGAAGATTTCAAAGAAGCCTTCAAAGAAACTGCCATGAAAATTCAAGGATCAGGTTGGGTGTATTTGAGCACCGGGGGTGACATCAAGACCATTGCCAATCATGCAGTGCGCACAGACATCTGTGTGCTGGTAGACTGGTGGGAGCATGCCTGGGCCTTGGACTACCAGGCCGACAAAGAAAAATATCTAGACAATATTTGGAAAATTATTGACTGGGACGTTTGCAACGAAAGACTATGATGAAATTACAAACTGGTGCTGTGGATAAATTGCGTGAATTGGTTGCTGAAGAAGGCAATCCCAATCTCATGCTACGAGTATTTGTGCAAGGTGGCGGCTGTTCGGGCATGAGCTACGGATTCACATTTGATGAAATCAAAAACGAAGATGATTTTGACTTTGCCTACGACGATGTCAAAGTAGTGGTTGACTCAATGAGCATGCAGTATCTTCAAGATTCTTCAATTGATTACAAAGAAGATTTGATGGGTGCCAGTTTTGTAATCAACAATCCTCAGGCACAGACCACATGTGGGTGTGGATCAAGTTTTAGTATCTAGCCAGGCATCATACTGTTTTGCAAGTGGATGAGTCAATCTCTCTTGCCCAACTACATGACCGATCAATGGCAATCCGGGCATGATTTTATTCAGTAACTTGCCATGGTCAGTAATCAATTTAAACAATTCTAGTTTTTCATGGTCAGTCAAGCCATTAATAGCCTGAGTTATGGTTTGATTATTATACATTTTTGCCTTTAAATAGTTCTCGTGTTTTGAACATAACTTTGCCAACTGTGGATATTGCACTCACCGCCACTAACAACCCAGTGGTTATTCCCCATATCAACACAGTCTTGCCCCACATTGGCAATTGTTTTTTCTTGCCAAATCGACCAATTGAGCGGCACATTGGTAGACCAATGTTCATAATAAAGCGTCCAGCTTGATTGCTGTTTGCATATCCCTCGGCTTGCATTCTATAAGCCATTTCCTCTGCCCAGGGTCTAGCGATCACGTTTAAATAATGCGCCACAATGCTGCTTTGAATTTGTTGACGGCGCTGTTCATCACGCACCCAGAACAAAACAACTTTACGGAATGTCACACTGCCTTTGCCATCCAGTAGGTCAACAACAGGTTGTGCCCAACGTAGGTAGCCATTGTATGCATCGGGATCTTGATCTCTTAACATTCTACCAAACTGTTGATCTGCAGCATTCATGGCAGTGTCAAAGAAACCCATTTCGGCCAGTTTCTGACAAATTATCTTGTCACCGCCACCACCACCACCGTCACCAGCATCACCGGTAGCTTCTCTGGAATTTATTCCAAACAAACCAGGATATGTATTAAAAATTGGTGCAAACGTGCCACGAATAGCTGACCATATACCATTTTGTTTCACAAAGATTTCTGCAGGATTCCATACATTGTTTGCTTTCACAAACACATCTGACACTGGAACAAATCCAGATCCGGCATGAACAAATGCGCCGTTTAGAACAAAAACCAAAACCGCAGATCCAGGTGTGCCAGCAGCTCCTGCTGAACCACCACGACCCACATTAGAATTGAAATAAGTGTATGACGATCCTGCAGGAGCAGTTGACACGGGATTTTCTGTAGAACCACTTAGGGAGTAGCTGAGGCCAAATGATCCGGCCTGACCTCCTGTGTCTCCACCCGGCGACTGGCCGCCGTTTCCGCCAGCATTGCCACCTCCTCCGCCGCCACCGCCGCCACCATCTCCATTTTTGTTAGTACCATTTTGTCCAGCGTACACACCAACTGATGCTTGCCCGTTTGGCCCTGGGGCAGATTGACCAATTGGCCCATTACCGCCACCACCGCCACCACCACCTCCACCTGCCACTGCCAACACACTGCTGTTCACAGTCAGCACAGATGCACCTCCGCCACCACCACCTGCTCCAGAACTGCCGTTGCCTCCTGCATTACCACCTCTACCGCCACTGTAACTATTGCCACCACTGATGGTTAACGCAACAGCACCTGGACCTCCGGTATTTTGTGCCTGAATTCTAATGACATGATTACCAGCAGATAAATTAATCACTCTTTCAAATGTCTGTGTGAAACTGTCACTAAAGAATTGAACAGTTCCGTCAACATATAGTTCAGCAATATTATCTGCGCTCATGGTAAATGTGTAATCACCGGTACTGGGAAAATTCACAGTGTAGGTTCTATCAAAAAATGTAGTAGAAGTTGGATTTTCCCAAACACCGAAAGTGTTCAAAAATCCACACCATGAAGGATCAAATTGTGGATAGACAGCTGGCGATGCCACTGCCGACCGTGTGTCAAATACAGGAACTGTGGTAAGACTGCCTCCTGCGCTGCCACCACCATATCCACTGGCTCCACTTGCACCGGTGCCCCCACTGCCACCAACTGAGATCTTGATGCTGTCACCTTGATTTACTGTGAAATTAACAAGACTAAACCCACCGCCGTTGGCGCTTCCACCTGGTGCAGAATCACTGCCGCCACCAGCTCCGCCTCCGCCCCAGAGATATGCTGTGACCGCCACACCGTTGCCGTTGTTCCACACTATTTCTTCTGTGGCTCCTGTGTAGCCCATTGGCCTTACTACAATATTTGACATAGATTAAATTTGATACCAAATGTCACCATCATTGCCCCCAGTGGGTGATGCGTTGCTTATATATCTTATGCCATATCCATTGGAGTTAGTTGCAATGGCCAAAGTAACATTGGCGGTCATTGCTCCGCCGCCTGACAATCCTGTGCCAGCTATTACGTTGGTGGCACTGGCAGCTGCCCCAAGATTGGTTCTGGCACCTGCCGCTGTGCTTGCACCTGTGCCACCATCAGCTAGTGCAATGTCAGTTATGCCTGTGATTGTGCCACCAGTGATGGCCACACTGCTTGACCCAAAATTAGTTATTCCAGTTATGGTGCCGCCTGTGACAGCCACACCATCTGAATTTTGCACTGCCATGGTACCCAGTCCAAGATTGGTTCTTGCACCTGCAGCTGTGCTGGCACCTGTACCACCATCGGCAATAGCAATCACTGTGCTTAAACCTATTATTGATCCACCTGTGATGGCCACGTTGTTGGCGTCTTGAACTGCCATGGTACCCAGTCCAAGATTGGTTCTTGCTGTGCCTGCTGTGACAGCTCCTGTGCCACCAGAATCAATTGCCAAAGCTGTCACTAGTCCAGTCACTGCTCCGCCGGTAATGAGCACACTATCTATGGTGCCACCAGTGAAAGCCACATTGCTGGTGTTCATTACAGCTATGTTACCCAGTCCTAATCCTGCTCTTGCACCTGCTGTGGTCGAAGCACCAGTGCCACCTGATGCCACAGCAATAGGAGAAATTCCCGAAATTGTGCCACCTACAATGTTCACTGCGTTGGCATTCTGTTGACTCATTGTGGGCAAGGCATTGGCATAGTCAGTTACATATCTTGTGGTAGCAATTTGAGTATTGCTTACAACGATACCGGCAGTTGGTGCAGTAGGTACGCCAGTGAATACAGGACTGACCTTTTCGCCCTGCACAAATGCTGTGGTTGCAATTCTTGTAGAATTGTCGTTGTAACTGGCACTGTTTGCTGTGGGTGTGCCTGAGAAGTCTGGACTAAACTTTTCACCCTGTACAAAAGCAGTGGTAGCAACCTGCGTGGTATTGGCGCTGTATGCGGCAGTGGGTGCAATAGGTACCCCAGTAAATTGTGGACTCACAGTTACAAAAGCTGTGGTAGCCAGTTGTGTTGTGGCTGTACCTTGTGCCGCTGTGGGTGCAATAGGTACCCCAGTAAACTGTGGACTCACTGTGACAAATGCTGTGGTAGCCAGTTGTGTCGTGGCAGTTCCAGCTGCGGCTGTGGGTGCAATAGGCACACCAGTAAATTGTGGACTTTGACTCACAAAAGCAGTGGTTGCAATTTGTGTGTTTGATGTGCCTGCTGAGGCAGTGGGGGCAGTGGGAACTCCTGTAAAGGCAGGTGAAATTTTCTGTGCCTGTACATAATCTTGTGAAGCCAATGCCACAAATGTGTTGCTGGAGCTGTAGCTAGAAATCACGTCTGTGCTACTGTTGTACCAAAGTTGTCCTAGAATTGGTTGTAATGGCGCAGTTGAGTCGGCAAAATTTTCCAACAAAAACACATAGTTTTCGTTTTCGTATGCGCCGTAATCTGTCAACGCACGACCAACCAAGGCCAGGTCAGTGGCGGTGGTATTCACAGTGCCATCTGCAACAATGGCAACTACATTTCCCCTACTATTATTGATAATATATGACATTGATAGCTCCGAATCCATGTATTTAGCCTGGGATTGTGTTCACTGAGCCTGGCACAGTGTTTGGTAAATATACTACTAGGACTGCAAATTTATGACACAACTAATAATCAATGTGGGAAACGTTGCCAATGATGGGCAAGGAACTCCACTACGCACAGCGTTTGAGTATATTAATAACAATTTTACTGAACTTTATAGTGTGGGTACAGCAACAGCTATTGCAAATGGAACATCAAATGTTACAGTTGTGAGCGCA